GCGTAAACACGGTCTGCGAACCAGTGCCGTTGAAGCTCTGACTCGTTACCTTGGTTAGCGACTGCTGAACTGGATTGCCGATGTATGCCATTAGTCTACCTCAACCCAACTTGTTGTGTCTTCGTTCCACTCATACAAATTTCCATCGTCAGGATAAGCTACAGGCGAATCCCACAGGCAGGTGGTTTCATTTAGCGTCCAGCTTGGATATGGCTGTGGCGGAATAAACGCATCACGCTGCACATCGTAGGTAAAGCCAACACCCGCGTAGTTTTTACGCAATGGCGTTCCACCCGAAGCATGTACACCGCCACGGGTGTTGTAGCTGGTCTGTACCCAGCTACCCGGTGAATCGTCCACGAATGTGTCAAAAAATTCTGGTTCAGCAACGATGACTTTGGTCACGATGCCATCTTGTACTTTTGCAAAATGTCCCATTTGTTGCTCCTACGCTGTGAAAGTACCGGATGATGTGAAAGTGTGAATGGTGTAGCCGCCAGATGTTGTTACTGTGCCGCCAGTGCCGCGTTGAGCGCCTGCGTAGCGGATAATAACAATGCCGGAGCCGCCGTTGCCGCCAGCTCCTTGTAAGTTTCCTGAGCTGGTATAACCGCCGCCGCCGCCGCCGCCGCCAGTGTTGGCAGCGCCTGATGTTGCGGTAAGGCCGTTGCGACCGCCGTTGCCGCCGCCGCCGCCGCCGCCTGTACCCGCTGTTGCGGTGCCGCCGTACAAATAAGCTCCTCCACCACCGCCGCCGCCGCGTGTTGTGGCTGTGCCGTTTATGGAGGACCCTGTGCCTACGCCCCCATTGCCGCCTGTAGCGCTGCCCGGAGCGCTTTGTCCAACAGCGCCCGCGCCTCCACCGCCGCCGCCAGCGAATTGAGTGCCTGATCCGTTTCCATTGCCTGCGCCGCCAGCGTTACCCTGCCCTGAAGTGCCAGCACCACCAACACCAGCGGATTGGTCAGCCCCGCCTCCACCGCCAGAACCACCAGATAGGCCCGCTATGCCGTTACCCGCTCTTGCACCGCCTCCACCCCCTACCGAAACAGCTATGGCGGCAAAGGACGAGTTACTGCCACTTGTGCCATTTCCAGAAGGAGATACAGGGCTGCCCGCGCCTCCAGCGCCAACGGTTATTGCGTAAGTAGTTCCCGACAAAGATGACGTTGAAGAAGTTAGATACCCGCCTGCCCCACCACCGGCGAGGTTGCCGCCGCCACCGCCGCCTGCAATAACTAAGTATTCGACATTATATCTTACATTCGCTGTAATTTCTTGCCAATTACCGTCCGCATACACTTCAAGTTTATCAAGATCAGTGTTGTATCTAGTCATACCCTCAACAGGCGAAGACGGCCTCTGTGCAGTTGTACCTGATGGAATGGTGGTTGAACCTGTGCCACCAAGAACAAGGTTTTCTGTAATTTGGTTGGTGTTGACCTTACTTAAAGCCATTAGGTGATCTCCAGAACAGACAGAGTAACGTCAGCGGCTGATGCCTGTGAGGCTGTCACAGTAATCGAGTCGTCTTCATTCACAACAATCTTTTGATCTCCACCCACGGCAACGAGAGCGCCGCCAACTGGAACTGGTGCGTCCTTAACAATGTAGACGTTATCGCCGTCATCGTTTACGAACTGAATGTCCACAGTAATCCCTGTAGACAAGATGTTTGCCACGTTCATGCCAATAACTGTCGTTGCTGTGCTGGCGGGGCAAGTGTAGATGGTGGCTGCGCTTGTTCCAACCGCCGTGTCTGTTACTGTTTTAAATGTATTTGCCATTTCTTACCCCAGTGCAATTGCAAACGCCAATGCGTTTGGGTCCTGTTCAACTAAGTTTTGAGTCGCGCCAGCGTTGTCGTTAAAGACCATTCTTTCAGCCGGAAGCGTACAGAATAACGTACGGGTTCCTGCTGTCCAGTTGATCTTTTCATCGCCAATTGTAAGCGCCGTGTCATCCGCTAAAGTCACTGCCGTATCCAGATCAATGTTAGTCTGGCTGTTGACCGTGGCAATTGTAACGACACCAGTAATACCCGCACCGCGTACACGCTGTCCTACAGTTAAGGTGCCGCCTGTTACAGCATCTACCACAACTGTAGTTGAAGCGCTAACAGCACCATCCACATCTGCTGTGATCTTCGTGCTACTGCTTTCCAGAACCGTGTCTCGTGACAGAGTAGTACCAGAAAGCGTGTAGGTGCCAACGCCAACCTCAAAGTCCGTGCCATCCGTGCAAGAATAATATGTGACGTTGCTGTCACCTATCTCTGCAAACGAATCAAAACCAGTCACGGCACCAGCAAGAGTTAACGTGCCAGTGCCTGTGGTGGTTGTCGTTTCTTTAACCCGGTCTTTGACTACAAAGGCCATTACTTCAACTCGATGCTCAAGTTACCTGCGTTAACGCGGAAGATATCCCCTGCCGCGATTGTTTTGTTGGCGTCCAAGGCTCCAACAAACAGAATGTTTGTACCATCGAAGGTTAGTGTTTCGTCAGTGGCTACTGTAATAGCTTCACTGACTGTGATGTTGGTTTGTGATGTAACAACATCTACCGTCACTACTCCGCTGATACCTGTACCCGTAACCACATCACCTACTGCGATCGTACCTACGTTACCGTCAAGCACAACTGTCCGAGAAGCTGACACCGCACCGTTAGTATCTGCTGTTGCGATGTTGCCGTCTGCCACAAAAGCGTGAGTTACTGTGTAACTTGCTGCTGTACCGGCGGCTGCGGCGTACTCGATATTGTCATCGTTAATTACTTGCTGCTGGTCGGAGACAACAGTGTCCACATCAAAAGTGATTGCATCATCATCCGAAAGCGTGACGGCGGTGTCCAGAACAATACTGGTCTGGCTATTTACTGTAGCAATCCGCACAATACCGCTGATACCCGTTGAGCGAACACGCTGTCCAACAACCAGTGTACCATTTACGTTGTCTACTGTAACGGCTGTTGAAGCGCTTACCGCGCCATTCACAAGGGCTGTTGCGTGGTTGACAGCAGTGGTTGACGATGTACCACGAGTACAACCAGTCAGAGTGTTAGTGCCGTCAAAGTTCAACACGGTGTCGTCGGCAATTGTAATCGCTGTGTCCAATGTGTATGAGGTAGCAGAGTTAACGGTTTCAACCTTAACGGTTCCGCTAATACCTGTACCAGTCACAATCATACCAACAGTAATTGTTCCGCTGACATTATCCACAACCAAAGCAGTTGACGCAGATACCGCGCCATCAGCATCTGCTGATGCTGAACCGTCTTTACCAGTGTAAGTAATAATCTCGTCTTCAATTGTGATTGTGCCAGCAGACGGCAAGGCTTCTGCGTCTGTCAACTCAATCTCTGTAGAAGTGTCGCTAATACCTTTTGCCAATGTTGTGGTTGACTGTTTCCAATCAGCCGCCAACACGCGCTGGCGTGTATAGTTAGCATCGTCTGTGTTTACACGAACCTCAGTGACCGTGCCGTTCTCGGCGCTAGTTACTGCGGTAGCCAAGCCGACATAAATGTCATTGCCCGGTGTGGCGAAGGAAAGCGAATCGTTCTTAAACAGATAGTCTAGAATCCGTCTTTCCAGATATGTGGTTGCTGCATTTGATGTTGCCATCGTTCTTTACTCCTGTTTAAGTGCGTGGCCTATCAGGTAGACCTCTCCTGTAGGCGTCACTATTCTCTCTAGCTTCGGCCAAATCCTTCAATCTCTGCATTTCTTGAGCGAACCGCTGCTCATACAGAGCCATCATATCCTGTTCACCTTTCATGTAAGTATACGCTTCAACAAGCGAACCGTAAAGAAGGGCGTTCGGGGCATTTTCACTGAGCCAGCTTGTGCCAGTTCCCGCACCTGCCGTAATGCTGGCTGGGCGGTAGTAGTAATGAAGCTCAATGTCGTAGACCTGATCCGGTGTCGGAGCAAGAATGAAGTTTCCTACGTCAAAAACGCTGTAGTAACGAGGCGGAGCGTTGCTGCCGTAATCAGTGGCGTACTGCTGTACTAGGTTTACATCCTTGTTCTCAAGGAATTCTTTGTAATTGGTTGTGATATTCTGCATAGAAAATGGTGCCAGATAATCCAAAGGCACAGAAAGATATGGATCTCCAACTGTTGTTTGGGCTGTCGCGTTCTTGCGGAATAGTTCTAGGTCAACTAGCGTGAAGATACGATCTTCTGCCCCGCGAATAAATACAGGCAGGTTGGTTACAAAAGATGTCTCAGAGTTTTCCGTAAAATCCTGAATTGCTGTTTGTAGCTGTGTATATGTAAAGCTCATTTATACCACCAATGTTACCGGGCCAGCCGTAGCTATCCCGCCGCCACCGCGTTGACCACCCTTTGTAGCAGTTCCAGAGGCTGCGGTAAATGTATATGTGTCTGTTGTAATAACTGTTATAA